GATTTCCAATCACGCTCCAAGAGAAATTACTATCTTATATTTATAAAGACGGTAAATTCGCTAGAGCATGATCAGAACTGCTGACAAGTAGACCATACTTCTCAGAAGTTGGACCTCTGCATTATGCAGTAGGACAACCAATGGGAGCATATTCTTCTTGGGCAGCCTTTACCATGACTCATCACTTGGTCGTTGCATGAGCCGCTTATCTAAGCGGTGAGTACAACTTTAGTCAATACATTATTTTAGGTGATGATATTGTGATTAAACACAACATCGTTGCCCGAAATTATGTAAAGATTATGACCAAGTTAGGGGTCGAAATCTCCGTTCAGAAAACTCATACTAGTAAAACTAGTTACGAGTTTGCTAAACGATGGATTTCACTTGGGAAAGAGATATCGGGAGTACCTTTAAAAGGAATCTTAGCACAATGAGATAATATTGGTATTACCTACCAAACATTATTCTCATGATGCCAAAGAACCTTGGTACAACCTTTACCTATTCTGGATCTTTTAGTGAATTGTATAGTAATCTACCTAGGGGTAAAAGAATTTCTTCTTTTAACTCTATACGTAGATCACTATATGATTTCCACCATGCTATGAGATGATCTACCGGATTAATGACCTATGATGAACTTCGTTCATACATGTGTCATAAAGTCCGAAAAGATGATTTCATATTCCCTCCTAGTAGTTTAGTTCCTCATTGAATGAGGCAACTACTATCAGAAGGACTGGTGGATGAAGCACAGAAAGTTTCAACTGGCGTTTTGAACGAGTATGAGAAATTTGAAAATAAATTCAAATCCTCACACGAAGATCTTAACGTCCTTTCTCAATACCCATTGATTCATGGATACTATAATCATTTAGTATCAATGAAATCAAAGATTCAAGATTTCCGAGCTGATAATGTAACATTATTAGACTCGGCCTTGAGTTTGAGAATTGAGAAAGCTGACAAGATTGTTAATATGTACCGTAATAAGGCACAAAATATGACAATCTTATCAAAGTTGTGAAAACTTTCTATCAAGACCCTTCATCCTGAGAGGGATGAATGGTACTTGATGGCTAATCCTCATCTGGCTGATGAGAATCTGCTTCCGCTTAACCCTTGAGAAAAGGCATTGGATGGAAACATCCAATTTTCTTTAAACAAGTTTAAGCCATTATTAGACGGAACTATTCCAACCAAACAAGAACCAGTTGCTAACTCTTGAGCCTCCTTAGATTGAGGAGACTTTAAGATGTAGCACTGGGACTTATTTAATCTTGTAGCTTGTCTACCCTCTCA